CGCAGGCTGACGCCTCGCAGGTGACGCAAACGTGGTGGTCCCGCACCACGCTGAGGAAACCCTCGTCGTCGTCGACCTCAAAGCCGGGGTCAAAGTCGGCGCCGCAGCACGGGCACTCCTCAGAGTGCTCCTCGGCGCACGAGTCTTGGTAGGGACGGATGAGCCAGTTGTCGTAATTAGGTATCGGCATCAGTTGACCTCGCATGCGTCATAGCTGTTGTTTGTTACCATGGGCGGTCCTCCGGGGCGCACGCCATGATTTTCAGGCCCGCCGTCACCTGCGACAGCGTGGGCCCCACGTCGCTACCCGGAGGGTAGATGATACCGGCAACCTCCGCCTCAGAAGAAACAACATAGTGATGGTTAGCCAGCCGTCAAGGGTCTTGACCAATCTTTTTACCGTGTGTATGCTGATTGTCATGAAGAACCGAGACATCAACAGGTTGGCCGGGCACACGGGGGTGTCGCGTCCGTCGATTTACAAGTGGCTCAAGGACCCTGATAGCGTCCAGGCGGGCGTGCGGTTCGCAATCGAGTGTGGCATTAAGCAGTTGAAGCTAGAGGCCACTAGTGGACTTCAGGCGTGAGCCGTGGCGCAAGCTCTACGTGCGCGAGAACCTCGACCACGCCGGTTGGCCGTTGCTGGCACGCGGACTGCGGGACTATCTCATACGGATGGCCCGAGACGACGGCACCCTCCTCGCGATCACTGCCGACCCTGGGAAAGATCTGGCGTCTGCGGTTGGCGCATGCGGCCCCGAAATCGATGAAACGTTTCATGCCGTTTCACTGATGTTGCGCGACGGTTACCTCGTGCATGACAAGGCAGGTAGGCTTTCGATCACACGCTTCGAGGAGGCACAGGCCCGTTCCACGTCAACCAATCGCGTCCGCAAGCACCGGGAATCTTTGAAAAGCGAAACGTTTCCGAAACGCGTTACGAAACAGCAGGGTGAAACGGAAACGAAACGAAACGAAACGAAACGAAACGAAACGAAAAGGAAGAGGGCCAAGGGGCCCATGCCCCCCGACTGGAAACCAAGTGGGCTAGCGTGGAAGCGGGCGGCCAAGGCCAACCTAGACGTTGCTGACGAGGAGGGCGAGTTCCGTGAGTGGACGAGTGCCGGCGGCTACACCTACGCCGACTGGGACGCCGCCTTTTTGAGCCACCTGCGACGGCAGGCCAAGAGGGCCGCCCCGCGAGCGCGAGCGCGAGCACAAACCCCAGCAGAGGCACAGGTCCAGCGGGCCATCCGCCTGCGAGCAGAGGAGGAATCAGCGTGAAAAAATCGGAAGCGAGTGAAATCGTAGCCATCCTGGCCTCAGCGTTCCCTTCTTCGAAGGCCGGCGACGGGACATTCCGGCTCTACGAGAAGGTCTTACTGGGGTACGACTACGAGGCTATCCACGCGTCGGCCATGCGGCTGCTGGTGAACGCTCGTTGGCTGCCGACCCTGGCGGAAATCATCGAGGGCAACGAACCGGCCGGGGGCATCGCTCTTGAGCAGTGGGGCCATGTGGGCAAGGCGTGCGCGATCGTGGGTAGTTACCAACCCATGCCGACGTTTCGTGACCCGGTTACCGCGCACTGCGTCGACATGATGGGCTGGAAATACCTCTGCACGTCGCCCAACGAGGCGGCGGACCGGGCGCGCTTCGTTGAGCTCTACAACCAGGTGTCCGACCGCGACCGGCGCGAGCTGCGAGCTGGCCAGCATCGGACCCTGATGGCCGCCCGCCCTCGGCCACTGCCGACCCTGGCGGAGCTCTCCGAGGAGGCGCCGTGAGCGAGACCAAGCTCCAGGCCGCAATTCTGGCCTACCTCGAGGCCCATCCGGACGTCCATGCCATCCGCGTCAACAGCGGGTCACCGTCTCGGCGGTTCCGTGGCGCCCCAGCTGGTACCTCGGATATCCTCGCCTGCGGCCCACAAGGGCGCTTCCTGGCTCTCGAGGTCAAGCTACCGGGTGAGAGTCCATCCAAGAAGCAATCGGCGTTTCTAGGGGCCATTCAGGCGCTCGGCGGTTTTGCCTGCGTTGTGACCTCGGTCCGGGATACCATCGAGGCTGTGTTGCGAGCGGGGAGGGGTGAGGCACAATGAGCGCCGCACGAGGAGGAGTGACGACGATCGTGGGCGATTGCGTGGAGGCAATGGCCGCGATGGCGGCCAACAGCGTCGATGCGATCGTCACGGATCCGCCATATGGCATCGGGTTTATGGGCAAGCAGTGGGACTGCTCCGTACCGGGCGAGCGTTTCGCTCGTGCGGCGCTGCGAGTGCTGAAACCGGGGGGTCACCTGCTGGCGTTTGCGGCAACCCGCACGCAACACCGGCTAATGGTGGCGCTGGAAGATTCCGGCTTTGAGCTGCGCGATGTGATCGCGTGGGTGCAGTGGCAAGGTTTCCCGAAGTCGCTCGACGTGAGCAAGGCGATCGACAAGGCCGCGGGGGCTGAGCGCGAGGTTGTTGGCCAAAAATGGGCGGAGCGATACCCCAACGGACCAGGCGGTAACACATTTACGGTAGGTGGAGCGCCAGACGGAACGAGGTCAATGTCATCATCGATGGAGACCGCACCAGCAACCGACGACGCCAAGCGTTGGCAAGGCTGGGGCACGGCCCTTAAGCCAGCGTGGGAGCCGTGCGTAGTGGCTCGCAAGCCGCTGAGCGGCACCGTTGCTGCGAACGTGCTCGAGCACGGCACGGGCGCCATCAACATCGACGGGTGCCGCTATGCGTACGGGGATCAGGCTTGGCCTGGGCCGCAGCACGGCGACCAGACACCTCGGCCCATGAAGATTTCACCGCGCGGCCTGTATCAGGGACTCGCCGGCAAGGAGGGCACCGAGTTTTGGTGTCAGCCATCCGAGATAGGACGCTTTCCTGCCAACCTCTACGCCTGCCCCAAGCCCTCGACGAGGGAGCGCGAGGCGGGGCTATCGGGGCCCAAGCGAGCGCCGACCGACGTAACCGGGCGGAAGCCCGGGTCCCCGGGACAAATGAACCCCCGCGCCGGCATGCCGGGCGCCGCCTGCCGCGCCAACATCCACCCGACCGTGAAGCCGGTCGGGCTGATGCGCTGGCTCGTCCGTCTCGTGACCCCGCCCGGCGGGGTGTGCCTCGATCCATTCATGGGCAGCGGCACGACCGGCATGGCCTGTGCTATCGAGGGCGTCGATTTTATCGGGGTGGAGATGTCGCGGGAGTACGCCGAGATCGCCAGACGAAGGATCGCCGCTTGCCGATTCGGCAAACCCCCGGTCGACGCGGCGGCCCCGGGCGACCCGCGACAGAGCTCGCTTTTTTAATCTACCACTAATGGAGGCGTCATGAGCGAGGACGAGGACTACGGGGACCCTTATTGGTCGACCGATGAGGGCCAGAAGGCACTGGCCAACCATCCAAGGTGTTGGTTGCCGGCCGGCAAATTCATGTGCGAGATGGGCGGGTTCGACTTCCCGGACGAGTGCCCGGTGTGCGGCGGTGCGATACCGGGGGAGACCTACCACTAATGAGCGCCAAGAGGTGCGAGAGGTGCGGCGGCGAAGGTAAGCTCTTGGTCCGCCTGGACGATGGGGCGAGGGTGCTCTTGTGCCTCGCGTGTCAGTCTTTGCTGTACCGCTTTGACATGCGGCCCACGGGTCCGCCGCGGGTCGCGGTGGCTGGCCCCTCGGCCCGAATGGCGCCGCAGTTTGTTGGGGGCAAACTCACCTGGATTGTGAGACCCGGATACGGGCGGTGGGACATGGATGACGAATGGAGGTCCTGAGCATCGTGCTGCTCTGCCTGCTGGTGGTGGTGTTGAGCCTGACGCTATCGCTCATTTTCTGCCTGTTCCTGGTGGCGGTGCGTGAGTTGAGGGCGAGCGAGCCGGCACCTCGCAGAGTTGGCCAGCAACCCCCTAAGCCGGCAGACTAGAGGCATGTTCCACAAGCTGAAGGGTTCGCAGGTTGCTCCGCTGCTGGCGTTCATGAAGGTCCAGGTGCAGTGCCTGTTCGACAAAGAGACCGCGGACGGCATCACCGAAGAGCAATGGCGGGCTGGCATGGACGCGGTGCCCACGGAGCTGATTATCGAGTTCATGGAGGCCACCCTAGCGGCGACGCTGGAGCACACATACCGAGCGGGTACGGTGCGCTTGTTGCGGGATCCTCGTTACAAGGCGGTCCGCGACGCCGTGGCTCGCACTGGACCTACGGACAAAGCGAATTGACAGCTTGCGTTACAACGCTGTAATGCTGTAGTAAATCTATGCGTACTGCGGCAGGGGATTGGGGCTGGGAGGCCTAGTCCAGTGACCAGGGAGAGCGCCAAATCCATGACGTTCATCCTGACCCTGTGGGCAACCGCGGTGCTGATGACGGTCATAGCCTGGAATTGGTTCACTGTGCCGATATCATTGGGGTTTTAGCAATGCCGGTGTTCAAGAAGGGCCAGGTCACAAACCCGCAAGGGGCGAAGCCGAAGACGATGGAGTTCCGGAAGCTCCAGCAGCTTTGTAGGGAGAACGCCCAGCAGGCGCTGAAGGTCATCTGCGAGATCATGAACGACCCGGGTCATCCGGCTACCCCGAGGCTGAGGGCGGTCGACATGCTGCTGGGCTACGGGTTCGGCAAGCCGGCCCCGGTGCCAGAGCAGGTACAGGACGCCAACGTGCTCGACGACCACACGCCGCAAGAGCGCATCGAGGTGTTCGAGCAGGCGATTGAGGCCGAGCGGCAACGGCTTCGAGAGGCCAACTAGTGTCGGCCGATCGACGCATGCTCCAAGACGCCCTGGTCTACCTCGACGAGGCCGCGAGGGTCAACGGCGTGGCGAGGAGAGCAGACCAGGACCGGATTGCACGGTGTCACCGACTAGGCAAACGAGCCTCGTGCAGCGCAGAGCGGAGGGCGAAGCTACTGCGGATTGCCGAGGGTGCGGCCAACTCGATCCGGGCGCACCATGAGGACATGCGGGAGCTTGCGCGAAAACGGACCCTGGTCGTCGAGACCCTGGCCGAGCTCGATTAGTGGACCCTGCCTCCCTCCTCGCGGCTGCCCAAAAGTTCCGCTCCCGGCCACGCGGCGCGACCCTGGAAACCTACCTCGATCAGGACGCCAAACTGGTCGCGGCGGGGTTTCCACCCACCTCGCCATGGTGGATCGATGCCCTGGGCCCCGTGCTGGGGCCAACGACGCAGCGTGCCCTGGTCGCCAGGGTAGGGAGACGCGGCGGCAAGTCGTCAACGGCGTGCCGGTTTGCGGTTAACGAGGTTCTACGTGGTTCCTTCCAGGTTCCCCCAGGGGACACCGGGTGGTTCTCGTTCCTGTCGATCACCAAAGAGGAGGCGATGGACAGGTTTCACACCATCAAGACCATCCTCTCGGCCCTGCGCGTCCCGTTCGAGGCCAGCGGTAGTCGCCTCCGGGTCAGCGTCGGCGGACAGGCCCGGGGCTTCCGCGTCTACGCTGCGTCCAGTAGGACGGCAGTCGGCGGCACCTGGATTGGGGCGAGCTTCGACGAGTTAGCGAAATGGGAGGACGAGAAGACCGGGAAGAACCCAGCGACCCAAATCCTCGGCGCAACCCGGCCCGCGATGATGACGCAGCCCAACGCTCGCGAGCTGCTCATCTCGTCGCCGTGGTCGACCATCGACGCGCATTACGACGCGTTTCAGCTCGGCACCACAGCCGGCCAGCACGTCGCCGAGGCACCCACTTGGGTAGCCAACCCAACGCTGACAGAGGCCGCCTGTCGGCTTCGAGAGCCCGACGAGGAGACGTTCCTGCGCGAGTACGGCGCGCGGCCCATGTCGAGCCTATCCACGCAATTTTTTGACGCAGAGGCCATCCGGGGCGCATGCTCGCCCTATGACCTGCCACTGCTACGCGCAGAGCCTGGAGATGTCCTTACCGCCGGAGCCGACTTCGCTTTTCGGTCAGACTCCAGCGCGGTTGTTGTTACTCGCCGTACCGGGGCGGTTTATCGCGTTGTTGACATGCTCGAGCTGTCGCCACGCAATGGGGTGGCCCTTGTCCCTAGTGACGTCGTCGCCAGTGTCGCCGGTCGAGTCGTGCAACACGGTGTGACGGCCATCATGGCAGATGCGCACTACCGCGAGAGCATCCTGGAGCACCTGCACCAGCACGACTGTGCGCTGCTCGATGCGCCGCTAGACGTGCCGGCCACCTACGTTCGGGCCAGGTCGCTATTACACCAGGGGCACGTCAAGCTGCCGCAGCGCAAAGGCCTCACGCGTGACCTGATGGAGGTCACCGCGACCCCGACCGCAACCGGGCGCATTACCATCAAGTTGCCCAAGCGCCAGGGCGGCGGGCACTGCGACACGGTCTCGGCGCTGGTGCTCGCGCTATGGCAGAAACAGGGTCACCTGATTGAGCCGCTCGAGGAGGTGTCTGCACACTGGACACCGGGTGAGTTGGCGGAGCTCCAGCGCGACCGCGACAAGCACGCGCAGGACAACGAGGAATGGGGTATCGTGGACGAGGTCGAGGACGAGGAGTGGTTTTGACTAGAGACGAATACAAGTTGGCCCTGGAGACGATTCCAGGAGGCGAGGGGTGGATGGACGCCTCGGGTCACGAGATTTACGAGCGGGCCGGCAAGGACCTACAGGCCAAAGGGTTCAGCCGACGCAAGGCCCTGAACCTGCTGACACGCCTCTACTGGGCGGCCAAGATGCGCTCGGGCGACGACGACGACCTCGTGGGGATGTGGTAGATGTACATCGACCCCGACCGCTACAATCTGGGAGACGACGACATGGCGACAGATTGCGACCCCGCCTGGCTGGACCAGGTGCTGTGCGTGATGCGCAAACATGATGCCCTGGCCCTCGAGTGGGCCGAGCTGCGGGTGACGCTCGCTCCCGTGGGTGGACCCGAGCCGCGCAAGATGTCCCCGGAGGAATTGCAGGAGGCCGAGGACCTCGACACCTTCGGCGGCGGTGGGCTGATTCCAGACTGGCCGGCCAAGCGATGAAGCTCCGCCAGGTAACGTTCGTGCACAACGTGTCCCCGCCAAACTGCGTTGGCTCCAAGCCGACGGCCATCTTGTGGGGCGAGCACCCCGAGTGCCCGGTGCCACCGCAGCAGAGGTGCGATGTCCTCACCTACGACCGGGAGGACGGGACCGTGTACGCGGTCTACGTGGATGGCTACGGTAGGCGGACCCACGCCTACTACGTGACGGGAGAGGGCACGCGGCTTGTTCCCTACGACGATCCGGCCGTGTCCCCAGTGTCGCAGAAACCGGGGCACAGTTGGCCCGAGGGCGGCATCATGTCTCGGGTGTGCGAGGCTGCGGGGTGTGGCAATCAGGTGCCCGAGAGTCGCCGCGCCTGCTCCCGCAAGTGTGCGGGCTCGCTGCGTAGGGGGTAAACTGCTGCCATGGCGATTGACATGATTCTGGGCGCCGACCGTCGTTGGTGGGGCATTCCCGAGGACGAGGAGCGCCGGCTGGCGCAGGCTGTGGTAACCGCGGCCCACGAGGTCAACACGGTCACAGCGGAGCGGCAGTACCGAATTATCCGGAATTATTGCCTCTACGGCGACGTGGACAGCTGGCCCAATTTCTACAATTTCGCGCGGCGGATGCCGGCGGGCTCCCAGCTATCGCACAACGTCATCGCCAACGCGGTGGACGCGCTCATCTCCGAGGTGACCACGACCCAACCGCGCCCGATGGCTACGACCGTGGCCGGCAGCTACGGCGACTACACCAAGGCCAAAAAGCTGACCTCGTACTGGGACGGCAAGTTCCTCGAGTGCCGAGTGCAGGATATTGCACCACAGGTCGCGCGGGACGCGGCTATTGCTGGGCTGGGGATCCTCCGTGCCTACACGGACCACGGGCGGGCGTTTGTAGAGCGCATCTTCCCCATCAACCTCTTGGTCGACGATCGCGGCTGTGTTGACACCTCGCCCCGTGTCATCTACCTCCGCCGGCACCTCGACAAATTCCATCTCGCCGAGCTCTACCCCGAGTACGCCGCGGCAATTGAGTCAGCGAGCAGTCTAGGGGACGACGCGTTCGCCAGCGGCGCCGATAGCACCATGGACTTGGTCGAGGTCGTCGAGGCGTGGCACCTGCCGAGCTATGAGCCATACGAGGACGACGACGAGACCGACGGGCGCCATGTGATCGCCATCGACGGCGCAGTGCTATACGACGAGGAGTGGCGTCGAACCACGTTCCCGTTCGCCTTCATCCACGCTATCCCGCCGCAGCGCGGGTTCTGGGGCCGTTCGTTGGTCGACCGCGCCGTGCCAGCGCAACGCGAGCTGAACAAACTGCTGCGCCGCGTGCAGGAGGCACAGCACAAATTCGCGAACCCATGGGTGTTCGTCAACCGGCAGAGCAAGATTGTAAAACAACACCTCCAGAACCAGATCGGTGCGATCATTGAGTACGACGGCAACCCGCCCTCGTTTGTGACCCCGCCGGCCATGGCTCGTGAGATTTACGACCACATCGATCGGTTGGCGCGGTGGGTCTACCAGGAAATGGGCGTTTCCGAGCTGAGCGCGTCCTCGCTCAAACCATCGGGGCTCGACTCTGGCGCGGCGCTGCGCACCTACAACGACGTGCAGAGCCGCCGTTTCCTGAGCTTCGAGCGCGGTTACGAACAGCTGCACGTGCAGATTGCCCGCGAGCTGACCTACGCCGAGCGCACCATCGCCGAGGAAGACCCCGAGCACCATGTTGTATACGAGGGCAGCGCGGGGCGAAGCCAGCGAATCAACTGGGCCGAGCTGGATCTCGATGACGAGGTAATGAGAATCCAAGTCAAGCCCACGTCCGCGTTCTCGACCTCGCCGGCCGCACGTGTCCAGGAGCTCGCCGAGGCCCGCAAAGAAGGCCTCATTACCGACGTGGAGTTCTATCAGAAAGCGCCGGTTGCCGACTTCGAGGGCGCCCGGGAGCGAATCGTTGCCCCCGTCGAGTACATCCACAAGCGCCTTGAAGACATGCTGGAGACCGGCGAGTACGTCCCGCCCGAACCGTTCATGGACTTGGCCCAGGGGCGCGACCTCGCCGCGCGCCTGCTACAGTCCGCCGAATTGAAGGGCGCCGATGAGGACAAGCTTGAGGTCCTGCGGCGATGGTGGGACGAGGCGGGCAAGACGCTCGACCGCATGGCAGCAGCGGCGGCTCCGCCCCCGCCAGAGATGCCGATGGGGCCTGAAATGATGCCACCACCTGAGGGCATGCCCGGCGAGCTGCCGCCTGAGATGGGCCTGCCGCCCGAACTACCACCGGGTATGGGCGGATTGCCGCCGGGGCCTGGACCGATGAACTAGGGAGAAACAATGGCTGACGAGACGACGACCGCGGAGACCACCGAGGGCGAGGCGCCCACTTACGAGGAACAGGTGCTAGGCGCAGAGGCCGCCGAGCAAGCGCTGCTTGAATCCGCCTCCGAGATTCTAGACGCGCCCGAGGCCGAGCCGGAGCCCGAGCCAGACGCCGCCGAGGAAGACGGGGACAGCGAGACCGACGCGGCGCCCGAGGAGGACGGCGAGGGCGAGGGGGACGAAGAGGAGGCCAAGCCCGATGAGGTCCCTACCCCGTGGCAAATCCAGCGCATGAAGCGCTACAAACTCCAGGCCGAGAAAAAGCTCGCCGAGGCCAAGCAGCAGGCGGAGCAGGTCCACCGATGGCATGAGAACGTCAAGGCCCGCGAAGTGGAGCTCGAAAACCTGGTCAGCCGGTTCGGGAAAGACCCGCTCGGAGCGTTCGAAGCGTTCGCCAAGCGGGCCGGCACCACAGCCGCGGACCTGTATCAGATGGTGACGCAGCAGCAGCTCGGTGAGCAGAACAACGACGCATCCGCCGCCATGCGACGGGTCAAGGCGCTGGAAGACCAGATTGCCCGCGAGCGGCAAGAGAGGGCGGCCGAGCAACAGCGGCAGGTCGAGCAGTCCAAGAAGCAGGGCTACAGCGACGCGCTACAGCAAGACGCCGCGTGGATCGTGTCCCAAAAGGCTGACTATCCGTTCCTCGCGGTGCTCCCCCCGGACGAGGTCTCTGCCATGGCAGCCGAGGCCGTGGACCACGCCGTCAACGCCGGGCTCAATCTGCGGCTCGACCAGATCGCGACATTTCTTGACCAGCGCCAGCGAGAGGTGTACGAAACTCTTAGTAGAGCCAATGGCTCCCGGGAGGGCGACGGCCCCGCAGCACAGGCTGCGAGTAACGGACAGGGTACAGCCCCGGCGCAGCGCGCGAAACCTGGCAGGAAACGGCCTCGTGCAGTGACAAACACTCACGCGGCAGAAACCAGCGGTACAGCACGCGAGAAAAGCAACGAGGAGCTGTTGGCGGAGGCTGACGCAATCCTCAAGGCCGTCCTATAGGGGGACCAGCGCGGGCGTACCGGCCACAAACCGGAGCTAACCCGTGTCATCTCTCGATATTACCGCGTTCACAAACGCGCTGAATCGGCTCTACCCCGAAGGCGGTCTTGAAACTGCCTGGTACGAGCCGGCCCCATTCGCTGCTTGGCTGCCCAAGCGCTACGACTTCGGTGGTCTCAACAAAGCGGTTCGCCCGCTGATTGGCGCCATCCGAGGCAGCAACGACTTCGCCCAGGCACTGGCCGCCAAGTCGACGCCCACGATCCGCGACTTCACCGTCACCCGCGTCAAGACCTACGTCATTGGCTCGATCGATAACGAAGCGCTCGAGGCCTCGAAGGGCACCAAAAACGCATCCGCCGAGGCTCTCAAAACCCAGGTGGACTCTGCGCTGTACGAGTTTGGTCGCGCTGCGGCTCGCCAGACCTGGAACACGTCGGGCGGAGCTCGCGGGCAAATCAGCACAGGCAGCACGGTTGGCAGTGCCACGATCACCCTCGCGGACATTCGAGACATCGTCCACTTCGAAATCGACATGGAGGTGCAGGCCGACACCGTGGACGGCGGCGGCACTGTTCACCCCGGCTTTGTGACCATCACCGCGATTGACCGCGACGCTGGCACCCTGACCATCTCGGGCGATTGGAACGCGGCCGGCAACATCCCCGCTGTGGGGACCAGCGACTTCCTGTTCCGCCGCGGCGACTACGGCACGTGCCTGTCCGGGGTGTTGGATTGGATCCCTGCATCGGCGCCAACCGCTGGTGACAGCTTTTTCGGCGTCGACCGCTCGGTCGACACGCAACGCCTTGCGGGCTCACGCGTCTCAGCCGTCGGCAAGTCCATCGAGGAAGCGGCGTTCGACGCGCAGGCTCGCCTCGCGCAGAACGGCGGCCGAGCAGATACCTTGTGGCTCCATACCGAACGATGGGCCGACCTGTGCAAGAGCATCCAGGCCAAGGTTCAGTACAGCCCGGGCGGCTCCGGCAAAGTCGGCTTCGCTAGCTTCCAAATCGCTGGTGCTCGCGGCATGGTCAACGTCATGGCCGACCCAAACGCCCCCTACCAGTATGCGCTGTTGACGCGAAAGCAGGCTTGGGAGCTGTGTGGCCTGGGCAAAATCCCTCGTTTCAGCGAAGAGGACGGCCTGAAGTTCCAGCGCGAAGCATCGGCCGATGCTATTGAGTTCCGGCTCAAGGCCTACTGGCAGATGATTTGCAAACGACCCATCGACAACGCCTTGATTGACCTCGGCACCGCGTAAGGAGAAAAATCATGGCACTTGAAACCAGTTCAAAGCTGCTGAGCCACCTGGTCCACGAAAATGGCACCATTGCGGACGCGGAGTACATGCTCCGGACCCGCACGCACTCGGCGCATGTGCCCGAGCACGTCTCCAAGTTGGAGAAGTTCTCGGTCCTGTTGCCGGTGATTACGGTCAACGACCCGACCCACAAAGTGGCGCTCTACAAAGCGGACACTGCGCTGTCGGTCGTCGAAGCGACCGTGGTGCCCGACACTGCCTACACCGCCAGCGCCAACCTCAACAGCCTTTCGCTGCTGAAGGACGACGGTGCGAGCGGGGCGGAGGTCACCTTCGACACCATCGACGGGACGGCGATCACCATCGCCGAGGAGGAAGAGGCGGCATTCACGATTGTTGAATCTACTGATACTTTGGTGGCGGGGGACATCCTCAGTCTCCAGTACGTCAACAACGGGACGGGTGCCGATAACCAGCCCCAAATGATGGTCTTCGGGAAGCTGCGAGAGGCCGTTAACCCGGTCAAAAAGTACGCCGTTTTCCGTGCCCCGGTTGCCTGCACCCTCGTGTCGGTCAACCTGGCCCCGGACCGCAGCGTAACTGCAGACGCCAACTCCAACGACATCGAGCTGGTGAAGGACGACGGCGCCGCGGGTGGTGACACCGTGCTGGACAACATCGATGGTACCGCCGTTAGCTTCACGGCTGACACCAACGTAGCGTTCACCATCAACCAGGCCACGGACACCTTGGCCGCTGGCGATGTCCTCTACCTGAAATACACCAATAACGGCACCGGCCAGACGACCCGCCCCGCGTTCGGGGTCACGGTCGAATACCGGATGGACTAGACCATGGCACTGAGCAGAGTAACCTACCCACTGCGACACGGTTACCGCGAGGTGACCATGGTCTCAGTGCAGTTTGATACCAACGGATCCAGCGCTCCCGATGCAGTTGTCGACCCCGGCGAGTACATTGGGGCGCCCACCTACGCAGCAACCGGACTTGTCACCGTTCCGCTGAACGACAGATATGCCCGAGTTGTTGTCGTAGGGGTCGAGCTCGAGTCCACCACGACCGACAGCGACGTCAGCGTAGACTCGGTGACCGAGGGCGCAGCCAGCGCGAACCAGGTGGTACTGCACCACTTTACGCCCTCGACCGGCTTGGCTCTCGAGAGCAACAACGAAGCGGTGCACCTTACCCTCGCACTCTACAAGGCCAGCTGACATGAAGGGTCTAGCAGAGGCCCTGTCCAAGTACGCCAAAGGCTCCAACTCGGAGTCTTCGGCGGACGAGGACGAGGGAGACGAGTACACCGAGGCGGTCTCCGACTTCATGGCGGCCGTGAAAAGCGGCGACAAGAGCAAGGCGGCGGACGCCCTTCGCGCGGCCGTCCACGCCTGCATGATGGACGAGGACGACGAAGACGGCGCCGGCCTCACGATTAGCGTCCTGTAACCTTAGGGAGGGCCCATGGCTAAATCTGTTGCGTTGTCGGCGCTGCGTGTCCGCACGCGTGAGCTGGCAAACATGGAGGCGGCCGTGGGCGCCACCGTTTTTGTCCCGGACGACGAGCTTGACCGGCGCATTAACCGTGCGCTAGAGGCGCTGTACGACAAGCTCATCTTGGCCCGGGGCGCCGACTACTACGTCACGGAGGCGACGTTCCCAACCGTGGCCGGGACAACGACCTACAACCTAGCTAGCGATTTCTACCAGCTGCTGGAAATCATCGCGGACGACGGCAACTTGTACGTCAACGTGCCGATGTGGCGTCATCAGGAGCGCGCACGGTTGCTGCAACTCGGTGTCAGCAACACGAGCGGGCTGCACTTCCTTCGCTACCGGTTGACGCCGACGCAATTTGAGCTGCTGCCAACGCCTCAGTCGGTCTACACCATCACCTACCGCTACGTGCCGGCGTTCGTTGACCTCGCCGATCCGGCGGATACGTTCGACGGGGTAAACGGATGGCACGAGTGGGCCTGCCTGACCGCCGCCATCGGCATGCTAGCGAAAGAGGAATCGGACCCGTCGACCCTCATGGCGGAGCGGGCAGCAATCGACCAGCGAATCTCCCAGCTGGCCGGAGCGCGTGACGCTGGCCAACCTGACGTTGTGC